TCAGAACGTCAGCAACGTAAAGATGCTGTTGTACAGGCAAGTTTAGCAAGAATGCAGCCTGAACAACGTGCTGAGATGGAACGATTGATTGGTGCCTTTCCTCACCTGCGTGATGCAATCCTTGACCAAGCGGTTTTCGGAACAGCAACCAGTGCTGAAGCACTGCGCCAGTTTAATGCGTTTCCTACAGCAATGGCTGGTATAACAGGAGCAGTTGATCAGATTAAAACCGGAGGCAAGGGAGCAGCGGAAGCATTTATCAATGTAGCAAAAAACAGTGATGCAATGCAACAAGAGCAATTACAGGCTGCAGATATGTTAGCTACTGTGGGGAGATTTACGAATAATTCTCTTGTAAAAACTATTGAAACTAGTTTTGTTCCTATGCAGGATTTAATGGTTAGGAGTATTAACAAAACAGCCCTTAATGTAGCTGCCGACATGGAAAGAGTAGGAACAGCAGCCAATGCGGCAACAAATGCTGTAATAGAATCAATAGAAGCAAATCGTAGAGTAGGTATGAGTTTAAGTTCTCTTGCTACTGGGCTACTAAGCAACAGTGATGGTCTTGTAAAAATTATTGCTGACAGTATGAATAAAGTTGCTGATATTACAAACAGTTTTGTGAAACGCATGGATTTGCCTAGTACTACACGAGCAGGTCCGTATAACTCCGAAGTCGACGTTGCTGGTGGCACCGCCGGCAGTAATGCATTAGCAACTGCCGCTAATAATATGAATAAAGTTGCAAACCAATTGGGTGAGCCTCGTACTAGACAAGCCGCACAGATTACACCTGACATTGGGCCTAGCATAATGGACAGTGAAGATGGCAGTGGATACGAAACTCCAACTAATCCAGCATCTCAGCCTGGAGCAAATCAAGCCAGCGGCACTATTTTACCACCTGGTCCCATTGTTACACAAAGTCCTAGTACAGATGCGCTGCTTACTGACAATAATAAACTACTAAGACGAGTGAGTGATCGTTTAGATAAGATGCAGGAATATGCACCATAAAAATTAGGTAAATACATAATAAGGTAGTATAATAAGTTATGAGCTGGAAAAAGCATTTTACATTAGTCAAGGACGCTAGTCCTTTTACAAACACAGGCAATCGCGGCGGCACTGACGGTACCAAGTACAGTCACTATGCTAGTCACTTGCCAGAAGTTTATAGCGGACATCCAAATCGTACTGAACGTTATGGTCAGTATGAAACAATGGATATTGACAGTGAGATCAATGCTGCGCTGGATATCCTTGCTGAGTTTTGTACACAAACAAACACAGAAAACGGCACAGGCTTTGATATTCACTTTCACGAAACTCCAACTGAAAGTGAAATTGATATTATCAAAAAGCAGCTCATTAACTGGAATAACCTAAACGATTTTGACAAGAGACTGTTTAAGATTTTCCGTAATACACTAAAGTACGGCGATCAAATTTTCATTCGTGATCCAGAAACATTCCAGCTATACTGGAGTGAAATGAACAAAGTTACCAAGATCATTGTTAACGAAAGTGAAGGCAAAAAGCCAGAGCAGTATGTTATCAAAGACATCAATCCTAACTTTGAAAATCTTACTATTACAGCAAACACATTTAGTGATCACGGAAACCAAGGTGATCTATACAAGAACAGAGGCTATATTCAGCCTAGTAACTTGTATGATGGCAGTGGCGGATCTAGTGCGCAAGGACGCTTTGATCGTGCGTTAAATGAAAAAGCCATTGATGCAGCACATGTTGTTCATGCTAGTTTAACAGAAGGACTTGATCCTAACTGGCCCTTTGGTAACAGTATCCTAGAACAAGTGTTTAAAGTATACAAGCAAAAAGAACTGCTTGAAGATGCTATTATTATCTATCGTATCCAACGTGCTCCAGAGCGCAGAGTATTCTACATTGATGTAGGCAACATGCCAAGTCACATGGCTATGAGCTTTGTTGAGCGTGTAAAAAATGAAATTCATCAGCGCCGTATTCCAAGTAAAACTGGTGGCGGTGTTAACATCATGGATACAACATACAATCCACTGTCAACAAACGAAGACTACTTCTTCCCACAAACAGCGGAAGGACGCGGATCAAAAGTTGATACACTACCAGGCGGTACAAACCTTGGTGAGATTGATGACTTAAAATTCTTTACTAACAAACTGTTCCGTGGTTTGCGTATTCCTAGCAGCTATTTGCCAACTGGATTTGAAGACAGTCCAGCAGCATACAATGATGGTCGTGTTGGTACAGCAATGATCCAGGAAAAGCGTTTTAATGAATACTGTATGAGACTGCAGCGTCTTATTGCTGCTACATTTGACAGAGAATTTAAAATGTTCCTCAAGTGGCGTGGTGTTGAAATTGACAACAGTACATTTGAACTACGCTTTAATGAACCACAAAACTTTGCTAGTTACCGCGAAACTGAAATGGATGCTGCTAGGATCAATACATTCCAAGCACTTGAAGGTTATCCATATATGAGCAAGCGTTTCCTAATGCAGCGTTACTTGGGTATGACTGAAGAAGAAATGGTTGAGAACAACAAACTATGGCGTGAAGAAAATGCTGATATCAGTGTTGAAAGTGAACTGCCAAGCATGCGCAGTGTAGGTGTTACTACAGGTGGCATTCAAGCAGACATGGATAACTTTGAAATGCCTAGTGAAGAACCAGCAGCAGAAGCGCCAGGCGGCGGTGAAGAAGGTGGTGCAGGCGAAGCAACTGCTACTGGTGCAGAAAGTCCACTTACACAAGCAGGTCCAGCAGCTGAACCAGGCGCATAAATAAAACGTTATGTTATTATTTGAACTAGACGCAAAAAAGCAAGAAGAAGATAAGCAGTATCAGGATAGCAGTGCTGCTATGAAAACCGATACCCGTAAAACACGACTTACGCTAGAACAGTTGAGCAAACTGCGTAAACTAAGTGATCTTAAAGCAGCAGAATATCAAGAGTCAATCAAAGAGATTAGACGCCAATTTGCACCTGCTGCAGCAGAATAAACAATTTTCCTTAAAAATTTTTGTATAGCAAACTTTTTGGACCAAAAAGTGCGCATTTTACTATGTTTTTTTAGTAAACACTAAATAAAACTACAAATGCCTTATGAATATAGGAGTTATACAAATGACAAACAAATTTGAGCAATTGATTGAACTGTTCATCGCAGAAGATGAGCAGGGCGCAAAAGATTTGTTCCATGAGATCGTGGTTGAAAAGTCACGTGACATCTACGAGAGTCTTGTAGATGAGGATCAAGTTGAAGAAACTGCAGAAGTAGATGAAGATGCAGTTGAAGAAGCAGAAGAAATTGAAGAGTCAGACTTTGATGAAGCAGAGCTAGGTGGCGATGCAGCAGACGACATGATCGACGACATCGAAGCAGACGAAGAAGGTCTTTCAATGGAAGATGACGAAGGTGACGAGGAAATCGAAGACCGCGTTGTTGACCTAGAAGACGCACTTGACGAATTGAAAGCAGAATTTGAAGCACTAATGGGTGGTGACGATGCTGCTGACGACGACGCAATGGACATGGATATGGACATGGGCGACGAAGAAGGTGAAGAGGAAGAAGAAGGTGAAGAAGAGGACGAAATGGAAGAATCTATGGTTCGCGAATACACCGAAAAGGCTCCTGCACCTGTAACTAGCGAAGAAGGCGATGGATCAACAGGTCCAGTAGCTGGAAAAAACGACATGGGCGGCAAAGCAGTTGATATGACAGGCGAAGAAGGTGCAGTAGCAACTCCCAAGTCAACAGTACAAACTGATGCAGCTGATCCACGTGACGCAACAATGAGTAAAGCATAATTTCTATGTTATACTTGAGAGAAAACCTAACGTTTAAAGATGCAAATGTTGTTTATGAAGCAACAGAGAATTCTAATGGCGGCAAGGATCTCTACATGAAAGGCATTTGTATCCAGGGCGGGGTAGAAAACGCAAACAAGCGTGTTTACCCTGTCTCTGAGATTACCAATGCTGTAAAAACCATCAACGAGCAAATTAAAGAAGGCAACAGCGTTCTTGGCGAAGTTGACCATCCAGATGATCTAAAAATTAACCTCGATCGAGTATCACATATGATTGAAAGTATGTGGATGGATGGACCTAACGGATATGGTAAATTGAAGATTCTTGAAACACCTATGGGTCAACTTGTGAAAACAATGATTCAGGGTGGAGTAAAATTAGGAGTTAGTAGCAGAGGCAGTGGAAACGTAAATGAATCCAGTGGTCAAGTTGCTGATTTTGAAATTGTCACAGTTGACGTTGTGGCACAACCCAGTGCACCAAATGCATATCCAGTAGCGATTTACG